GCAGTCAGTCGGCCTTGAGCATCGACCGTAAAGGTCGCAACTGAACTGGCAGACCCATACGATCCGGCACTGACCGCAGTATCGGCGAGGCTGATCGTACCTGTGGCCGTAATCGGCCCGCCTGTTAGACCTGTGCCGGTTGCAACACTCGTTACGGTGCCAACTTGCGGCGCAGCAATCGTAACAGTGCCCGCGCCGTTCGTAATCGTGATGCCAGCGCCAGCAGTAAGATTGGCATTTTTCCAGAGCGAGGTCGATGCGTCATAAATGATTAACTGCCCATTGGCGGGTGAGTTGATCTGTACGTCGTGGATTTCGTCGAGTTCGTAGCCATTCTGCACGCGGACGTAAATCTGTCCGTTGCCAGCATTGGCACGCTCTACTACACCAATATAAACAAGATGATTCGGTGCTTTCGGCTTCGTCGCTGTAAAAGTTCCGGCTGTCGCACCGAGGTACAGCGTATCGCCTTCGCTATAGGCGCTCGTGTCAATCTTATCTAGTACGCCTTGGCAGATAACAAGACCGTTTGCGCCTTGCGCGATATTCTCCGCAGCAAGCCCAAAGGTTTTGGCCGATGTCGCGTCACTCGTGTTATACGCCAACTTGACCGATGCTTTGTTGCCGGTCGCCTGGTACAGATAAACCGCTTGCCCTTTGTTGATCTGGAAAGACTCGGCATTGTTAACGTAGGCATACATTTGCTGCCCGAGTTCCGCCTGCACGTTTCCGCCCACCATGCCAATCTGCACAGTGCCCGTGTCGGGATTCCATGCAAGACGCCGTGTTGCGTCAGCCGCGCCAGCCGCAGCGAAGTCGATATACGTCGGCGTGGCGATACCGCCAGTCAGCCCGTTCATCGAGGTGATGTCGCTGTTCGCGCCCTTCTTTGCCGCCTCCGGCCAGCCGGTGCGGACGATCACCTCGGTTTCGCTTTCCTCGATGATGACCGAGTTTAATTGCTCATCAACAACCATATTTGTTGATGAGTCGTTAACGATCAAATTCTGATTTGTTTCGTTAACGATCAGTCTCGTGCTCACCGAGTAACCTCCGCGTCAACGGTGAAACATCCTTGGATAAGGCGCGTTACCGTTCCGCCGCTAGAGACCACCTCAAGGTCATAGACGTATTCGCCCGCAGTCACCGCAGCCGTATCGGTCGCAGAGACCAAAAGCGTGATCGTGCCCGCAGCGCCGCCAAGTGTGATGCGGCTGTTCTCTGTGGTCAGAGACAGCAGAACGGTCGAAGAATCAGCCGTCGCACGTACTTGCATTCGTGCAGTGTAACTCGTCAAGTTCACCGGATTGGCCGATGAATCCTGCCACGTCAGAATGCGCGTAAATGTTGCGCCTTGATCGCAAACGATGTCGTAGTTAGCCGCCATTGTTCACCTCGGGCGGAATGGGTGACGTGCCGCCGGGCAATGTCACGCCAAAACTGGAAATGATCTCTTCCTCTGCTTGACGCTCGCGCATCACGTCCTCGATGTCCAGCCCACGCTCGGCCAGCGCCTGCGTGCGGGTCATCAGTCCGTTGTTGATGGCGACAATCTGCGCCTCGGCCTCATTGCGCGGGTCTACCCACTGCCAGCCGCGCGGCACCCACTGGGTCGCGCTAAACTTTACAAACTTACTTGCGGGCAGATTGACCACGCCAGCGTCGAGCGTCTGCCGCAGCCAGCGCAGATACACAGGCTGGCAGAAGTGCTCAATCACCCAATTCTGCACCATGCGCCAGTGATCGCGCTCTTCGAGCAAGCCCTGTCGAATGCTTGAGTACGAAACCGCCTCAAGGTCATTCGCCAGCGACGTATACGACACGCCGAGACCCGATGCGATACCGCGCAGCATTGCCTTCTCGAAGTCTCGGAAAGCCGTGCTCGGGTGCTGCGGGTCATAAGACTTGAAATCAACGCCAGCGGGCAACTGCGCGAACTGTCCAGGCTGCACGTCCATCGACAGCGAGCCGTCGGGGTTGTTGCCATCGCCTTGGTACTCATCGCCGCTTTCGCTGACGAAAAAGCCCATCTTGCTGGCCGAGATACGCGCGGCGACTAGTTCCGCCTCTTCGTATCCGCCCAGCATCTTGAGGCGCGTCATCGCCGTAGCCGTCCACGGTGAGCCGCGATTCTGACCGATACGATCCGGCCGGAATGCGTGAATCATCCGATCAGCCGGTATGCGCTCAGTGCGCGGGTTCGTGCTGCCGATCTGGTAGTCATCGGGCGGGCGCACGCGAACGTGGTAAGCAACGGGTCTGCCCGCAGCGTCCACCTCGATGCCCATGCGAATCTGCCCGCCGTTGGCAAGAATCTCGTTCTTGTCCTGGTCGATCAGATCGGGGTCGATGAACTGCAACCGGAATCGGAACGGGTTTGCGTTGTCCTCCACAAAGAGCACAAAGCACTCGCCATCGCGCGCGACCGATTCGATGAACACGCGCTGCGCGTCAATCCACGACAGCCGACCATCGACCGTGCAGACGCCCGGTTGGCCCCATGCGTAGAATGCTGCCTCGAGTTGCTGGTTCGCAATCTGATCGAGTGCGCCGGTCAACTCTCTAGCGCGTACTTGCAGCGTGATTCCCTTCGGCCCGACTACGTTCGTCGATACTAGGTTCAAATACCGCCGCGCATAGTCGTTATTTTGACAAAGGTCGCGCGAGCGAGCGCGCATTGCTCGCAGAGCGTACCGCAGATCGCTGTCTGCGGTCTTTGTTTGCGTCATCCAGTCACTAAACAATCTGCCGGTGTTAGCGGCCTCAAATCCTCGCTTGCGAGAGGGCTTCGGCGTGCGCTTGAAAATGTCCAATATGCTCATGCCGAAAACCTCACGCGAATGGTGGCATTAGTGCCGAGACCCTTGCGAATCTGCTCGGCTCGCTGCTCGCGCACCACCTCACCCTTCAGCCGTTCGCGCTCAACGTAAAGATCGGCGCGATTCCAGCGCGACAGCGACCGGCCCGCAATTGAGTAGGACGCGGCTGCAATGTTGGTCGGGTCTTTTAGATAGGTCTCGATGTTGTCGAGCGCGATCTGTGCGAACGAGCGCGGATCGACAGAATCCGTGCTGCGATTGGGCGCAACATCGAAAACGCCACGATCCACCTCGACGCGGGCAGAGTCCGACGTGCGGGTGATGTATGCCACCCAGTGATACCGTCCCGGCTCGTAATCGTCGGTCGTGTTTGATACCACCTCGACCGTATACGCCGTTGTCGATCCTGTCGTGCTAATCGCAATACGCTCGCCGGTAATCTCGCGGCGCAGCACGTAAGACAGACTGTAAGCCGATGACGGATAGTCCGTCACAAGATCAGTGCGCTTCCACGCCCACAGATCGCCGATCTGCAAGGAGGCAGGCTCGCGCGTGGGGTAGTTTGCGGAATCAAAAAGATTAGCCATAGACCACCCCGCTCGACTTACTGCTTCGGCGCGTCATCTTTCGGCAGATGCGGCTCGACCTGTTCGCGCAATTTTAACCACAAGCCGTGCGCGTTGGAGGATGTCGGTAACTGGCCGAGCATATTCACGATTGCAACGGCTTCGGAAAGTTCAACCTTCAACTCGATCTCTTGCATTACTGCACCCACGGAAGCGGAGGATACACAATCGGCGGATTCTTCTGATTCTCGATCTGCTGTGCTACCGCCGCCTCTGTGGCGTCCTTGTCTACACCGCTAGCCCAAATCCACCCGAGCACCTGGTCTTTGGTCAGATCAGCATACGGCGTGAAAGATTCACCCGACGGCTGAAAAGAGGCCGTGCTGTAGACCGATCCGCTGTAGTTGTCCTCGGAGCCATTGCATTGCCAATGCGCCACGATGACGTAATCCGCGCCCTGCTCGGACTGCGGCAGGCAGTCGAGGCGGGAAATGTTCCAGTTGTATTCGATCATTTTTTGATTTCCCAGTAATTTCGATTAACGACATACGCATACACGCAGCAAGCGGCTAGCGTCAGCCACCAAAGGTTGACGTACCACAACGCCCATACCCCCGCCAACTTGATGCCGACCATCACGGCCAGCGGGTCGAACTTGGCAAAGAGTTTCGACAGCACGGGGTTCAGTTCCCGCCCGTTTTGCTTCAGCACAGTGAGTGTTGTGTACACATCGGCGGCTTGCAGAAGGCAAAACAGGGCTAGTAAACCTGTGTTCACTTGGCCTCCTTAACACGCCATCAACACGCACGGGACGCAGTAAGAGCCATCCTCATAGGTGCAGGTGACATGGTTTGATGTAACTTTAGCAATTGTTTTGCTGCGTCGGATGTCATCGCCTTGCGGCTTCGCGGTGCCGTCACCGGCTGACATGAGCAGATCGCCACGCTGAACAACGACACCTTGCGCGATACGGATAATCATGTCACCCGTCATGGCGACGTTCATATCGTTGGTGCCGTATTCTTCGTCGTAGTTCCAGTTTACGAACACGCCAGCGACGTTTACATCGCCTTCAACGTCCGACACCTTCATGCAGTTCAACTGCTCATTTGGCAGCGGCTGACCATCTTTCTCCCATACCGCCATCTGGTCA